TTATAGTCCGCGTTCCGCCCAGTCGCCCCGGTCGAGGTTGCGGTATCCGATGGCTTCTGCGATGTGTTTCGAGAGCACCTTTTCTGCACCTTCTAGGTCGGCGATGGTGCGTGCCACCTTCAAAATCCTGTTGTAGGCGCGGGCGGAGAGTTTCAGGCGTTCCATCCCCATTCTCAGGAGCGCCAGCGAACTCTCGTCGGGTTCGGCATATTGGTGTATCATGCGTTCGGTCATCTGTGCGTTGCAATGGATGCCTTTCATTCCGTGGTAGCGTTGCTCCTGAATCTTGCGGGCGCGAAGCACCCTTTCGCGTATCTTTTCGCTGGGTTCTCCTGCCGGGGCCTTGGAGAGGTCGTCGTAGGTCACGGCGGCGCACTCGATGTGGATGTCGATGCGGTCGAGCAGCGGTCCTGAGATTTTCGACATGTAGCGTTGGATTTGTCCCGGTGTGCAGACGCAGGTGTGGGTGGGGTCGCCATAGTAGCCGCAAGGGCAGGGGTTCATCGAGGCGACAAACATGAAGGAGCAGGGGTATTCCACGGTGTATTTCGCTCGCGCCACGGTGATTTTGCGGTCTTCAAGCGGTTGGCGCAGCACCTCGAGCGTCTGTTTTGAAAATTCGGTCAGTTCGTCGAGGAACAGCACGCCGTTGTGTGCCAGCGACACCTCCCCGGGCTGTGCCGACGACGTGCCACCGCAAAGCCCCACTTGCGAGATGGTGTGGTGCGGGCTTCGGAATGGGCGCTGGGAGATGAGCGAGGTGTCACGGCTGAGTTTGCCCGCCACGGAGTGCACCTGTGTGGTTTCCAGGCTCTCTGCCAATGATAGTGGTGGGAGGATGCCGGGCAAACGCTTGGCCATCATCGACTTGCCACTTCCTGGTGGGCCTATCATGATAAAATTTTGAACATTATTGTACACTATTAGGTTTTTTGTATTAAATTTGCATTGTGATATTTAAATAACGCAAACTTAATACAAAAATTATATGAAGAAAATTATTATCCTATCACGTGTTTCAACTGCCAGTCAGGATTTGACTGCACAAACACAAGAGTTGAAGAACGAAGCAATACGACTTGGATTTTCTGAATCTCAACAAATCATTATTGAGAATGTAGAATCGGGAATCAAGTTAAGTGAAGAAGAACGACTTGGTTTGCAGAAACTATATTGGTACATTGACCATGACCCTGAAATTGATTGTGTCATTTGCTGGGAGACAAGTAGATTAAGCAGACAACAATCAACACTATTCAAAGTAAGAGACGAACTTCACAAACATGGAATACAGTTGTACATTCTCAATCCATTCATCCAATTATTGACAGATGATAGGAAGTCAATCAAACCAGATGCTAATATTGCATTCTCATTGTTCACAGCATTGGCAGAGAATGAAATGATGGTCAAAGGTGAAAGATTTAAACGTGAGAAGAATAAACTTAGAGAGCAAAACAAGAAATTCGCAGGAGCAGTCATATTTGGATATATGAAGAATAAGGAGAAGTTCTGTGTTCCTCATCCCTATAATGGTCAGATAGTAGCAGACATATTCAGACACTATGTTGAAGATGATAATGCATCACTACATGAAACATATCAATGGTGCATGAGAAAGTGGACAGAAACATTCCCATTATTACCATATATCAAAGCACAACATAAAATAAGAAACATATTAGTGAATGAAATATATTGGAAGGGGAATTGGTGTTATCCTCCACTTGTGACAGAAGAACTTGCTAAGAAAGCAAAAGAGAAAATGAACAATGCAAGATGTAAAGCAAGACATAATTGTAAAAGAGAACTATTATGTAGAGGCAAACTATATTGTGGTCATTGTGGTAAGATGATGACAGGAAGCGGCGGAAACACAAAAGCATATCTTTGCCCAACAGATAAAGAACACCGTCTTCAAATCAATATGGATGCAATGGATTGGTTAATGTGGGAAGAAGTACTACCTATTGCCAACTTCAATTCAGAAATAGAACTTACAGACAAAATAAGAGAGATAAAGCAAGAAATAGACGGCAAGCAAAAAGAGATAATTCAAATAGAATCATTGATAGAAGACATCAAGCAGAAACAAGAAAAGATACTTGACCTATATCTGAATAACCGTATCGATAAGAGCATATTGGATAAAAGATTGCAGGACAATGACAGGGAAAAAGATACACACATCAAAAACATAAAAAGACTGAATGCTGAAATAAATGAAATGCAATCAATACTGACTGATTATTCAAATCATCCATTAAACGACCATATCAATTTTGACGAAGTAACTGAATTTAAGAATAAAGTCGAAATCGTCAATAAGTACATTAAGAAAGCAGTCATAACAAAAGAAGACGACTACATAAGAATTGAATTTGAATACACAAACGGAATTGTAATACCTCAATTGGGAATATATAGATATAAGAATCTTGGTGGATGGAAACATATATGGAGAATAAATCAAGATGAAACTATTGATTTAATATTGAATGAAAAGAAGATAGAACTTTAGAATCCTTCCAGATACCTATAGAATGACTCTGGATGATTAGAAATAACTTGATAGTATAATTTATTATCAAATGTGTTTCTAATCATCCAGAGTCATTCTATTACATCTATATCGTTCAAACTGTTAACTAAGTATAGTAAGTTATCTATAATATATATATAAATACTATTGGTCGATGCATACTTAGTTAACACTTTTTTCTCAAATTACCTTATTTTTTGTACTTTTGCTTTGAAAATGTTTATTATTATATATAAAACAAATAATAAAAATATATAGCAAACAAATATGGAAGCAATTAGAACACTTGATTCATACTCAATGGATGAATTAAAAAGACTATACAAATCATTTCTTTTATATCTTACTACTGATTGGATGAAGTATTGTAAAAGATATAGAGGTGAAAATTATGTATATGATAATTTTCTATATAATAAAGAAGACGAACCTCATTTTTTATCTTTCTTATGTGGAGTAGATGAACTACATTTAGAAATTGGAAAATATAAAAATGAGAGAGAAAAACAGTTCTTAGAGCATGAAGTATCTGTCTTACATTTTTTTAGAGAGATTAGATATTGGTTTCATGGAATACGTGAAAGACATAAACAAAGTTTTATGAAGTCAAGATTAGACCATTATAAAAGTAGATGTAGATTAGATGGTAAAGAATATAGGGAAGAAGATTATGATGTGGAAGAAGAATTTTATGAGAAATACGGTACTGATGAAGAATTAGAAGACGAACTACATATAAATGATGCAATAGATAGAGAATATGGAAGAGCGACTAAATATGAAATAATGCAATTCGTTTGGGAAACACTAAGATTCTGTGATTATAATGAACTAAGCAAATTAGTCAAATTAGCAGATAATAAGTTTGAGTTCAATCAAAGACACAGACCAAGATTCAATAAGAAGATATATAAATATGATTTAGAAGGCAATTTAGTTGCCGAATTTGAAAATAGAGCAGAATGTATTGAAAAGGATGGTATAAGTAAAAATGCTTTATCAATGGTGTTATCAGGCAAAAGAAAACAATACAAAGGATTCAAATATACAGAAGAAGAATAAAAGTGTTAACTTAGTATAGTAAGAACAATATAATATATATATAAATACTATTGGTTAATGCATACTTAGTTAACAGTTTTATGTAGTATCGGTGGAAAGTGTTAACTTAGTATGGTAAGAACAATATAATATATATATAAATACTATTGGTTAATGCATACTTAGTTAACAGTTTTGTAGAAGTTGCTTATTTCATTATAACTAAAAAGTAAAATGTTTATTATTAATTATATATAGAATAAGCAACTATGACAATAACACATATTATTAAGATTGACAATAAGGCATATATATTAAATGAAACTGCGTATGTAATCACTACTGACGATGAACATTATACTGATGCAGAGATTTTAGAACATAATGCAGAATTAGATATATGGAATGAAGATACGATAAAAGAAGGTACAGAGAATGAACATTATACAGCAGAAGAAATAGATGCCCATAATGAAGAATTAGATATTTGGGATATTTCGACAATCAAAGCAGAAGCAATGATTGATGACGATGAAACTACTGTCATATATGTACCTATTGATAGTACTAATGATTATAAGGTATTAAATCCGGATTTGAATATTGTAGGATATAATTATAATAGTCATCAAGTATCAAAACCAGAATATTATGAACAAGCGAAGATTATTTGTTCAATAGAAACTAATCCGAAGTTGATGGAAGTATTATATTCATATCATTATTGTGCAAATCCAAAATATATGACATTAGCAGAAGCAAAAGCAATTACTTCTATTGAACCAATATTAGACTCAGAAAATGGTAATCAGGTAGAGACATTTAATGAGTTTCAATACTTTACTAATGTTACTGAAATACCTGAAAATTTTGCAAGAGGCAATACTTATTTAAGAGAAATTACATTACCTAAATCTATAACTGCTATATGGCGTATGGCATTTGGCATTCCAGGTGCTATGCATAATGCAGGTGGAATAAGTAAATTAGTGAAAGTAGATGGATTAGATAATGTTAGTACAGTTGGTAGAAATGCATTTCAATTTGCGGAAAATTTGACCACATTGAATTTTACTAATAAATTAACCACATTAGATACTGGTGTATTTGCATATTGTAAGAATCTTAAATCTATTGGAGACACATCAAATATAACATCAGTTATGAGTTCTTGTTTTGTATATTCAGGTATTAGAACATTTGTCGCACCTAAATTTAATTCTATAACTAGCACTAGTACATGGATGTTTAGTTCAGGAAATGATACAGATGACCTACCTTTGAATACCTTAATATTAGATTGGAATAATATTACAATTTTACCTGATTATTTCTGTAAAAGATGCTCAATTGAAAAAATACCAGATATGCCAAAAGTAACACAGATAGGACGTGGTACTTTTGCTAAATGTCAAAATTTGAAAGAAATAGGTTATATGCCAAATTGTACAAGAATTGTTCAATTTGCATTTGATAGTTGTCCACAATTAGATTTGAATTATAGAGGAACAACACCATTTCCAAATTTGACAGTTATAGAAAAATGTGCTTTTCAAAATTATAAAGGAGGTCATGCTTATTTTCCAAAAGTAAATAGTGTTGGATTAGGTGCATTTGAATCTGCAGAGAATACAACAATAGAATTTGGATTACCATTTTCAAGTATAACATTTCATACAGATGCATTTAAAAATGCAACAAATATTACTGTAATATGTAATGGTGTAGAATTTACAGAAGCACAATATACAACATATAAAATAACAAAATGAAGATAGAAGTAATAAGAATATTTAATTGTGATAGATATTGTATAAGTCATATATATATTGATGGTAGTTATGTTTGTGATGGTATAGAAGACACAGATAGGATGTTAGATGACACGATGACTGTTGAATATATAAAATCTAAAAAGGTATATGGAAAGACTGCTATACCTATTGGAACATATGAAATGACAATAGATATAGTTAGTCCAAAGTTTAAACAAAAACCATATTACAAAAACTTCTGCAATGGTAAATTACCAAGACTACATAATGTGAAAGGATTCTTAGGAATATTATGGCATAGAGGCATGGATGAGAATAGTACAGCGGGTTGTATGATATTAGGATATAATAAAGTCAAAGGTAAAGTAATCAACTCACAAGAAGCATTTGAAAAGGTATATCACAAATTAGATATTGCTAATAGAATAGGAGAAAAAATCTGGGTAAAATATTCAAGAACATATTGAATTATAGTTATTTAGATACTATATTAATATATATTTAAATTTTTATTATTTGTTTGTTATATTTCTTAGTCTGTTTAACGATTTAGTTAGGCAGACTTTTTTACCGTTCACTCAAAAAATGTTTATTATTATATATAAAACAAATAATAAATAGTAAACATAAGCAGAGAAGAAAATATTTTTACCGTTCACTCAAAAAAAGTTTATTATTATATATAAAACAAATAATAAAAATATATAACAAACAACAAACCATGAATACACAAGAAATTTTTAAACCAATCGCAGGATATGACAATTATGAAGTATCTAATTTAGGACATGTTAGAAATAACAAAACAGGAAGAATATTGTCAATTGCTACTTCTAACACAGGATATAGCTTTGTAAGTCTATCAAAGAATGGAAAGAACAAATCACACTCAATACATAGATTGGTATTGGAAACCTTTGACCCAAAAGATAATATGAAAGAATTAGATGTAAATCATATTGATTGGGATAAAACTAATAACACATTAGAAAACTTAGAATGGACTACACGTCAAGAGAATTTATTGCATGGTTCTGGTCCAACTGAACTCAAAAGATTAGAATCAATGTTATGCAATGCTATAAAGGTTACATTACACAAGTTCTACGACCAATTATTGACAGTCAAATGTACACAACAAACATTCACAACAGAAGTTGTTGAACAAGCAATAATAAATGCTACTAACTTCTATAATGAAACCCATTAGAATAAATTATTATTTTTAATTAAAAGAACATTATAGATTATGATATGGTTAGAGATAAAGCAAATATCATTGGATTATAAAACCCAATATTTGTATAAGGTTACAGATGAAGATTTAGTCAATGGATTCTTTGAATTAGAAGAAACAGATTATAAAGATTATGTAGAGAAAACATTATTGCCAAAAGCAGAATTGATTAAATCAAAATCATTCAAACACAGCGAACCAAAACATGGATATAATACTGAGATATGGAAATGTACAGATACATTTGAAGGTTGTATGTTTTGGTATAATTACTTCACTAAGATAACTAACAAATAAATATATATTAAGAAGATAACTATGGAAAACAATTTAATCAAAGTACAATTATCAACAGGAGGTAACATATATATGGATAAGGTTGCTTGGAATAACTATAAGAATGCAGGAGTATCAAGACAGGATGGATATATTACTCATACTATTTATTTTGAAGCAAAAGAATCAGAAATAAATGTAGAGGAATAATTATGGATAGCATTAGAGATAACTTAAATAGGTTGAGATTACAGACTACCATAATACCAATGAATAACAAACTATATGAATTAATTAATCAATTGATTACAGAAGTAATAAAGATAAACGATAAAATAGATAACACTAATACAGTAGAATATATAGACCCTATTGATATGAGTGTAATGTAAACAATAAATATATTAAGAAGATAATTATGGCGAATTTAGCAATATGGATATGTATTATAGCAGCAGTATTAACAATAGCAAATACTATATATCAGAACAATAACGATAACGATAATAATGAATAAAGATATAATTAATAAGGAATTGGAATACTATCTCAATCAGATAGTATTCCTTACTCAACAAGCAGAACGATTAAAGAACAAAGAAGACTTCAATGAAAGTATGTATAAGCAATCAGAGTATAAGAAGTTAATAGCAAAGACTTATTCAATGAAATATAAAGTACAGAAGATGTTTAATGCCAACAATTACCAGACTTAAAGATTTAAAACAAAAATCAATACAACCATACAAACGTTTCAATCAATCTGCTAAATACTATAATAGCAAAGGTTGGCATTTATTACGCAACAGTTATATTAGAAGTCATCCTTTATGTGAAGTATGTTTGTCAAAAGGTATAACTAAACCTGCAGAACATGTTCACCATAAGATTGAATTTCTAAATGGCAATACTAATGAAGAACGATGGAGTTTATTATTAAATGAAGGGAATTTGATGTCAGTTTGTTCTGAATGTCATAGACAATTACATAATCGATAAATATATGTTTAATATTTTATGAAGGAGAATATAAATGGAACAATATACTTAATTAAACAAATATCAACGGGTAAATGTTATGTTGGGCAAACAACATTAGACCCTTATGAAAGAATGAAACAACATCTAAGTTCCCCAAATTCTGATGATTTCCATATATTATTAAAGAATAATCAAACAGATTTTACATTCCAAATATTAAGAACAAACATAAGGAAACAAAATGTATTAAATCAATTTGAATGTTATTATATAGGTTATTATCATTGTATAGAAGAAGGATTTAATAAATCTATGGGAGGAAGTTTAACTAATCTATCAAACTATTATTTACCAAACTAAAAATAAAAATATTTTACATACGGCGGGTATGGTTTTTTAGAGCAACCAGAATCGAAATACCGCCCCAAATTTCCTTCGCATAAACAGTCAGTTTTCAGACGAAATAAAATTTATTATTTTAATTATGAATGCAAAAATTATATATAAAAACTACGACCAACAAGTTCAGGAATATATGTGTAATGTCATAAATTGCTTAGAAGAAGATTATGGCAAGATACCTGAATCATGGAGAGTATCATTAGATTTGATTGCAGATAACTATTCATTATATTTACAGGCGAAAAAAGATATAGATGAAAATGGATTAATGACAATAGATAAATATGGAAGACCTTTTAGAAACCCATGTTATAGTGTTCTTAATTCAGCACAGTTGCAATTGAAGGATTTACTTAAATCTTTTGCTTTAACACCAATGAGTAAATCTAAGATGAAAGGATTTGAAAATAATAACATTGATGAAGACGAATATTTAGAGGATTTGGGATATGAGTAAAAGTGATTTGCTAAGTAAGTTGTTTGAATTACAAGAACAGTCAGAAGAACGATTTGATATAACCTGTGAATGGAAGGGTAATAAAATCGTCATAGAGTATAAATAAATGACTTCTGAGACACTCAAAACTCATTTATAATAAAATCCATATAAAAGTATTTTGAGTGTCTCAGAATTAACCAGAATGAACGAGAGGATAACGATAGATAACATTGACCATAAGTATATTGAATATGCAGAAGATGTAATAAGTGGTAAGATAGTCGCAGGTGAGTTAATTAAACTTGCCTGCAAAAGATATATGAGTTATTTCGACCGTGATGACATATACTTTGATGTAGAGAAAGCAGAGAAACCAATTAAGTTCATTTCTAAGTTGAAACATTTTGAAGGACAATTCAGGGGCAAGTATTTCATATTACAGGATTGGCAGAAGTTTATGATATATGCTATATTTGGTTGGATAAGAAAAGACAATGGAACAAGATTAATTAGAAATGCATATATTCAAATAGCAAGAAAATGTGGCAAGACATCATTAGTATCTGCATTAGGATTATATGGTATGATAGCAGATGGTGAAGCAGGTGCAGAAGTCACCTGTGTTGCTCCAAGTGCTGAACAAAGTAGAATAGCATTCTCAAAAGCAAGTAATTATTTAGAGTCAATAAATAGATTCAATTTATTTAAAGCATTAAGAGGTGAGATAAGATTTCCAAAAGCAAAATCACGTTTCAGAATAATGTCATCTGATGCTAATTTTGGTGATGGATTCAACCCTTCATTTGCAATAATAGATGAATACCATGCTATGAAGAACAATGATATTCCTAATGTATTGATTTCTGGTATGGGTATGAGACGTCAACCTTTGATGATGTATATAACAACAGCAGGATTTAATTTATTGTCACCATGTAAAAGATATAGAGATATGTGTGAAGAAATACTTAGAGGATTCAAACATGATGATACAGTATTTGCATTGATATATGAGATTGACAAAGATGATGATTGGCAAGATGAAAGGGTATGGAAGAAGTGTTGTCCTTCGTATGGCATAACTGTTGAAGATGATTATATGCCACAACAAAGACAGATGGCAATAAACAATACATCAGAAGAAAGAGACATATTGACTAAAACATTTAATATGTGGATTCAAATGACATCTGATTGGTTGCCTATGTCCTTATTAATGCAGCATAGTAAGAAGATAAATATTGAAGATTATGCTAATATAAATGGGTTGTATTGTGTGATGGGAATTGACTTAGCAGCAGTATCAGATTTGACCTGTGCTTCAATAGCATTCAATTACGAAGATAAGATATATTTCAAAACGTGGATATTCATACCGGAAGTTGCATTAGAAGAAAGTCCTAATAAAAATCTATATAAAGATTGGATTAAAAGAGGGTTGATTGAATTAACACCAGGGAATGCGACTGATTATGATTATGTATTGAAAAGAATCATTGAAATAAATATGTCTATAAAGATTTTGAAAGTAATGTATGATAGTTGGAATGCTACTCAATTTACAGAGAATGCAATACAACAAAGAATAAAGATGGAACCATTCTCACAAGCATTAGGCAACTTCAATCGACCTACAAAAGAATTTGAAAGACTATTGAGATTAGGTAAGATTGTTATTGATGATAATGAAGCAGTAAGATGGTGTTTCAGTAATGCGACAATTAAGACAGATTATAATGGCAATAGCAAACCTGTTAAAGGTGGAACAAAATATGAGAAGATAGATGCCACTATATCTATGTTGGAAGCATTAGGTGGAATGATAGAATCAAGAGCATTTAAACATTTCTTTATAAGTATCTAATATTAAAGTTATGTAAAATGTTTATTATTATATATAGAAAAACACTTTTATTAGTTAATGGGATTATTTAGTTGGTTTAAAAAAGAGAAACGAAATCAAGAAGAATCACAACAACCACAACAAGTACCATATAGAAGTCCATTTAGTAATGGAGCATTGTTTTTTGGACAATATGTTAATGCTAATGCTTTATCATTATCTACTGTGTTTGCAGCAGTTGATATAATATCAAATTCATTAGCAGAATTACCAATACAAGTAAAGCAAATTAAGAGTGATTGTAATGACATATTGCCTAATCATCCAATAACTAAACTATTCAATAATTTACTTATAAGTAAGTTCATATTCATTAAGCAATTGATAGTTGATATGTTATTATATGGTAACGGATATGCGTATATTCAAAAAGATTCAAATGGAGCGCCAATTGATTTGATATATTTAGAGCATGGTGATGTTGAGATTGATTATATAAAAGACACAAGAGTTTTAAGATATAAGATTAGTGGCAAATATAAAGGTGTTCCAAAAATAGTATTGCCAAAACAAATGATTCATCTATATAAAAACTCTAATGATGGAATAAAAGGTAGAGGAATATTGTCTTATGCTAATCGTACTATAACCATTGGAAACTATACAGAAGAAGCAGCAAAAGATTATTTCGGTTCAGGTTGTGGAATCAAAGGTATATTGAAATTCAATGAACAAGTATTAGATGTTGATAAAGAAGAAATAAGAAAGAATTGGCAACAAGTTCATGGTGGTTCTAATGGTTCAGGATTAGCAGTTTGTGATTTTAATGTAGATTTCATTCCTGTATCACAAAGTGCAAATGAATCACAGATGATAGAAACACGACAATTCAATGTGACAGAAGTAGCACGTTATTTCAATATTTCACCTGTATTATTACAAGATTTGTCGCATAGTTCATATTCAACTATTGAAGCATCACAATTAGAGTTTTTAATACATACTTTATTGCCTTATATTTCATTGATTGAATCTGAATTTAATCGTAAATTAGGTGAAGATGGAATAATAATAGATTTAGACGAAAAATATTTGATGTCAGCGGATAAGAATACAGAAGCAAACTACATTAAGAATCTTATTTCATCAGGTGTTATATGTGTAAATGAAGGTAGAAGAATGTTAGGATTTGGACCGATTGAAGGTGGTGATAAACATATAATTGCCTATACTAACATTGATAACAATACAATCAATAAAGAAGGTGACGAAACTAACGAAGATGACTCAGTAGAAGATGAATCTGAAACCTAAAAAAATTTATTATTATATATAATGGAGAAAGAAGTTAGATGTTATGGAGAAATCAGAAATCTTAATGAAGATTCTCGTCTAATATCTGGTTATGCAGTTAAGTTTGATTCAGAATCACAATACATGGGATTTTATGAGCAAATTAATAGGTCAGCAATTGACGAAGAACTCATTAAACAATCTGATATATTTGCAAAATTAGACCATAGGGATGACGTCATATTAGCACGTTCAAGATATGGTGAAGGTTCTTTGAAATTAGAGTTGAGAGAGGATGGATTATACTATGAATTTGAAGCACCTAAAACACAATATGGCGATGAATTGATTGAACATATAAAAAGAGGTGAAATATTCGCATCATCATTTTGTTTTGCTTTGCCTCTTGATGGTTCAGGTGAAGTAAGAACAAGAGACGAAAACAATATCATACATAGAAACATTACAAAGATTGCAAGACTATTTGATATTTCACCTGTATATAATCCAGCATACTTAGAAACGACTTGCAGTAAAAGAACATTAGATATATTGGAAGAAATAAGAAAGATGAAAGAGGAAGAAGAATTACTTGATAAGACAGGTGAATTAAAACCTGAAAAATTTGAAGTCAGAACAATAGATAAAGAGGAAGAGGAAAAGGAAGATGATAAAGGTGATGATACTGCTAATAATGATGCAGATAATTCTGATTCTAATGACGATGTTGAAAAAGTAGAAGACGAAAAGAAAGAAGAAAAAAATGAATCAGAAAAAGAAGATGAAGAAGTGGAATCTGATAAAGAAGATAATAAAGATGATGAAACTGATAAAGAGGATAACAAAGAAGATAAAGAGGATGGCGAAAAAACTCAAAGAAACAAAAACAAATATATAGACAATCATAATATTATGAACACAAATTTTAGTTTACTTAGAAGCATTAAGAATATCGCAGAGAACAAACCACTTAATGCAGTTGATAACGCTGTAATTGAAGCAGGTAAAGAGGAATTGCGTAATGCAGGTATGGCATTTGACGGACAAATTCAATTACCTACTGAAAATCGTGCAATTGTTACTGTAACATCAGAAGGTGAAGATGTAGTTGCAACAGAAGTATTCAACATCATGGAACCATTACGTGCTAAGAATGTATTAGCAGACGCAGGTGCTACTATTTATACAGGTTTAGTTGGTAATGTAAAAGTTCCTGTAATGGGAGCATCACAAGTAACATGGGAAGGTGAAACAGCAGCAGCACAAGATGGAGCAGGTACATTCAATCATGTTGAACTTGCACCAAAGAGATTAACTGCATATATTGATATTTCAAAACAATTCTTAATCCAAACAGAGAACTTATCAGCAGAAGCAAAAATCCGTCAAGATATTGTAAATGCTATCAATACAAAATTGGAGCAAACAATATTAAGTGCAGATGCAGGAACTACTACAAAACCTGCAGGTATGCTTAATGGTTTAACTACTTCTGGTGCTCTTGCAGATTTTGCAAGTATTTGCGATTTAGAAGCAGGTGTTGAAGGTAACAACGTATATGATGAATGCAAATATGTAATGGATCCAAAATCAAAAGCAGTTCTTAGAAACATGGCAAGAAGTGGAGACCATACAAGATTAGTAATGGAGAACAAAGAAGTTGATGGTACTCCTGCATTCGTTACTTCAAACGTTCCTGAAAACACTGTAATATATGGAGCATGGAGCAATCTCGTTATAGGTCAATGGGGTGCGATTGATTTAATCGTTGACCCATACACACAAGCAGGAAATGGTTGTGTAAGATTGGTTATCAATGCATTCTTCGATGCTAAAGTTGCACGTAATGAAGCATTCGCATTCGGTACAACTGGAGATTAATTATAATCACATATAATAGATTGGTTGGGAGCAATCCTGACCAATCTTTAAAAAAATATAAGTCAATATGTATGGAATATTTAGATTTAAGTCAAATTAAGAAACATTTAAATATAGATGCCGCTTTCACAGATGATGATGAATACATTGAATCATTAGGTGATGTTGCAGAAGCAATTGTATCAAGACATATTGACCGAAACTTAGAAGACATTCTTATTGATGGTGAATTGCCTGCACCAATTAGACATGCTTGTCAATTGTATATAGGCAATATGTATATGAATCGTGAATCTGTATCTAATATTAGCATGATAGATATTCCTAAAAGTTATGAGTATTTGCTTGCTACATACAAAAATAGAAGCAATTTTAGAACATAATGAAAGCAGGATTATTGAATGAAGTAATAGAAATATATGAAAAAGATGTAACAATATCAGAATCAGGTAGTGTAAGACATAATTATGCTTTGTTTTATACTACAAGAGCAAATGTAAAACATAACTCAGGTTCACAAATAGATACCAATGGAGAAGTCTTCTATCCAACAAATAAAACATTCATTGTGAGAAAGTATGTTCCTGTGAAAGAACCAATGAGGATAAAATATGATGGTAAATTCTATAAAATCATATCAATCAACATAGATAAGACATACAACAATAAAGTTATAATGGCAGAATTGATAAATGAGTAATGATATTGAAATAAAGATATTCAAGGATGACAAATTATCATGGTTGGATAACTTGACAGGTATAATTGGGAAAGCAAAAAAGTCAGGACTTAAAAAAGCAGCACGAACAATTCTGAAAAGTGTTCAAGATATGTTATTGGCAACTGATATTAATGGTGTTAGGAATATCAATCCAAAATATAATGATTCATTGTTTGATGCCATTAGAATGACGAAATTAGATGCAGATGGTGAATCGTTAAAGGTTCATATAATGGGAACAAAAGCAACAGGTTCAGGAACATATAGATTAAGATTTTTTGAAGGAGGGACAAAAGAAAGATTTGCACAGACATATAAAGGAAAACCATTAAAGAAACCAAGAAAATTAGGTCATATTGGAGCATACAATTTCTTTGATGCAGGTGTAGAAACATCACGAAGCACAGCAGAGCAAGCAATGATGCAGCAAATCAAAAAAATAATAGCAAAAGAACAAAATGGATAACTCAATATTAGCAGGTAAATATTTTAGAAATTTCATCATTAACAACCAAGAAGTTATAAATCTAATATCAGCAGACAAAATATTAGCATTGAAAGTTGATTCAAGTATAAATGACAATGACCCTGTTCAATATCCATTTGTTGTATTCAATCTTACAAGTCTTCAACCTATATATACAAAAGATTTCTTAACAGGAAATATATGTACGTTCTCACTTGCAGTTGTCTCAAATGAGCATGACAATATGTTGGATATAGCAAATGCAATTAGACATTCATTAGAAGGGCATAAATATAGGGATGAACATATAAATATCTATCCTATCAAAGTACAATCAATATCAGAGAACACAATTGATGATGCTTATGTTATGATGATGATATTTACATTAGAAGCAAGTTAAAAATATATCGATATAAATACACATGAAAAATTACATTAAAGGTGATGAGTTGATGGTGTTCAACAATAGCAAATCTCTTGCACATGCTAAATCTCATACTTTATCATTAAGTACAAATGAAATAGACATATCTTCAAAAGATTATGGATATTGGGGTGCATCTGAAGCAGGTAATCTTGCATGGGAAATTACATCAGAAAACTTATTCACAGAAGATTATGATGCATTATTTACTGCATGGGTTAATAAGACTACACTTCCAATTGTATTTGGATATGCAGCAAATTATGATGTTAATGGTTTGGGACAAAATCAAACAGAATGGGCACCAGATACAGCAAAGAAACGTTATAGTGGAACTGCTATTATTACAAGTTTACAAATCAATGCAAACACAGGAGAGATTGCTACTTATTCAGTAACATTCAAAGGTGTTGGTGCATTAACTCCATTAGCAGCACAATAAGAAACAAAGTTAACTAATAAGTTATCTTCTTAATATTAATAATTTAGTTAGGATGGGTAGTGTAATGCTATGCCATCCTTTTATTTTGAATTAAATATGCATAACAATGTTTATTATTATATATAGAAAAATACATTAAGAGAGATAACTATGATAATAAATTACAAAGGTAAAGAATACGAAATTAAGTTTACCTATCGTGCATTGATGATATATGAGAATATCACAAACACTACATTTCAACCAACAAACTTTACAGGTATAATCAACTATTTTTATTCAGCATTATTAGCAACAGCAAAAGGTGAGTTAATAGACTATGAAGAGTTTATTGATTGGTTAGATGAAAACCCAGAAGAATTGAATAAATTTTCTATGTTTTTGGATGATATATATAATATGAACAATAAAATATCACCAAAACCAGACAAAGATAAAGATATTGATGATAAGGAACTCCCAAACTAATTGTCCATGAAATATTCAAAAAATTAGTTGTTCAACATAAACTAATAGATTTTGAGTATTTCATGGATAAGATGCAACCTTATGAAGCAGCAGAATTTTTTAGATATTTGTCTTATGTTGATATGAATGGATGGGAACAAACAAGACTGTTGATAAGTTGTTGGGTTGACCATAAGAATGTAGAGAAATTATCTGATATAATCAAATTTCCGTGGGATAAAGATGTAAATAAAGATGATTATAATGAACAAGAAGTAACACAAAAAGAAGCAAAAGAATTGGAGAAACTATCATCAATGATATTTGAAAAATACATTAAGAAAGAATAATGGCAGATTTATCAATTAACATAACTGCACATGATGAAGCAAGTCAATCACTACAAAACACAAAGAAAGGATTAGACGACATTGGTAAAGCAGCGAAAGATGCAGCAAAAGAAGTATCAAGTACTGCTAAATCAATGGATAATGTTCAACAAAGTACAAATAAGACTAATACTTATCTTGAAGCAGCAAAACAAAGATTAGAGAAAATAACTTCAAGTACTAAACCTGCAAAACAACAATTAAGAGAACTACAAAATATTATGGCAAATCTTAATTTAAAAGGTTTGTCAAATACGAGTGAGTTTACACAAATAGCACAAGAAGCAGGTAGGATAAAAGATGCCATGGCAGATGCAGCACAAGCGGTTAGAGCATATAGTGATGATAATATGAATCTTAAAGCAGCGGCAGAAGGTTTTCAAGCAATAACCGCGGCAGGAAGTATTGCAACAGGTGTCATGGGATTGTTCGGAACAGAGAACGAAAAGGTTCATGAAATGTTATTGAAAGTACAATCTGCTCAAGCAATATTGAATGGTGTGAACTCAATAGCAAATGCACTTAATAAAGATTCTGTTTTAATGTTGAAATTAAAACAAATAGCATTGGCAGCAAAAGTAACAACAGAAAAGACAGACACAGTAGCAACAACCGCAAATACAGTAGCACAAAATATTAATACTTCTTCTATTAAGAAGGCGAGTGCTGCGCAAACTGCATATAATACTGCAAAGGCAATAGGTAAAGCATTATTAGGTGACTTCACAGGATTATTGATATTAGGAATAGGAGCAATAACAACTTATGCGATGGTTACAGATAATGCAACAGAAGCACAAGAAGAACATAATGCAACACTTGATGAAGCAGCGCAAAAACAAGAGAATTACGGTAAAATTGCTGCAGATACTTATGCTAATTTAATGACCAAATATTCTCAATTAAAAATGGAATGGGAGAATTTATCATCTGCACAAGAAAAGAATCAATGGATTCTTAAAAACAAATCTGCACTTGATGAATTAGGAATAAGTTGTGAGAATGTTACAAGTGTTGAACAAGCATTTGGTGCTAATACAAATACTGTTGTTCAAGGATTTGTAGCAAGGGCAAAAGCGGCAGCATATTTAGCAGAATTGACAGATGAATATCGTAAGCAAATGCAGATTATTGATGAAATGAATACTGTTCAAGCAACAATAACTGCAGAAGCAGCACGAAGACCAAAAGTATCACCTGGACAAGAGATAACAGACCAAACATTATGGAATAGTAGATATGGTCAAGTTAATCAAGCAGGTAAATGGGTATTCCATCAACAAGGAGCAGAATTACATAATGGTTCAAATTTGTCAACTAATCCAAGAATGACAAGATTAAATGCAGAATTAGAAGCATCAAGAAAAAGGTCTGAAAGATTAGTAACACAAATAGCAGAAACATCAAAGAATATTCCTTCAAGAAGATATAATACAGGTAGTTCTGGTGGTCATAGAAATACTAATACTAATATTAATCGTTCAACTAATACTAATTCAAACACTAATACAGATAAAAAACCTGATTACTTAGAGGGGTCAATCAATGACATGAAGAATGACCTTAAAGAACTTGAAGAAGCATTAGCAAATGGATTGATTAAAGAAGAGAATATTGAAGAAGCGAAGAAACGAATGAAAGAACTTCGTGATAGTATCAATAAAGAAGAAGTAAGATTAGGATTAAGAGAACCAGAAAAACAAGAAATAGATGAATGGGCAAACAGTACATATAATCAATTACAAAAATCAATCCAAGAAAAGGAAAAGCAATTACAAAATGATGATAATTTGTCATTTGATGCAAAAGTTCAATTAGCAACCGAAATAGCAGATTTACAAAGACAATGTGATGACCTAACTAATCTTAATCAAATAACAATAAAAATACCTGTCGAACCTACAGTAATAACACAAGGTTCAATAGGTGACAAACGACAATCTTATGATAATGCCAACCAAAGAGCAGGTAGAATCCAGCAAGATTATGAAATAGGAATTATTGGATATAAAGAAGCACAAAAACAACTTCAAGATTTAAATAATGAACTTGCAAAGTTAGGATTGAAACCTATAAAATTAGAGTTACAAACTAATTTTGAAAAACAATTCCAAAACATAAAAGAAGGTTGGTCATCTGTATCTTCTATGACAGATGGAATTAATGGTATTGTATCTGCATTTGATAGATTAAAACAAGCACAAGATGAAGGTAATAATGCATGGCAAACACTTATTAATATCATAGGTATAGTTGATAGTGTATTTAATGCTTTTGGTGCAACAATGGAAACTATAAAAACCATACAAGAAGTATTAGGTGCAACTACACAAGCAACAGCAGCAATTGAATCTGCAGCAACACAACAATCTACTGCAAATGCTGCACAGGAAGCAGCAAATTCTGCAACAGTTACCACATCAAAATCAGGAGAAGCAATAGCAGGAGCAGCAGCATCAGGAGCAAAGATGCCATTCCCATATAACTTGATAGCAATAGCAGCAGGTGTAGCAGCAGTTATAGCAGCACTTGCATCTATAAAGAAGTTCGCAGGTGGTGGTATAATCAAAGGTAATGCTTCATTAGGAGATTTAAATTTGGCAAGAGTTAACAACGGCGAAATGATATTAAATAACCGTCAACAAAGCACCTTATTCAAAATGATAAATGATGGAAAAGTTCGACAAACACAAAGTTTAGCAGGTAAGGTTGTTTTTGAAATTAATGGTTCAAATCTTAAAGGAGTATTGCGTAATTATGACAACAAAATGAATAAGATAACATAATGAGATATATAGGTAAATTTAGAAATATCAATGATAAATTATATACTGTTGAGATAGTAACTAATAATAGTACTGTAAGTCAAACAGATATTACATTAGGTGTTCCACCATTTGTTACTTCAATGAATACATCTGGAGAAACACTATATAAAGTAGCAAAATATCAATCTGCAACAATCAAACTTGTTACTGAATCATATTACTTTGATATGTATGCAGCAAAAGCACATGACACATTTGTTAAATTATTAGATGATAATAATGAAGTTGAATGGATTGGTTATCTTACACCAAATGTATATAATAATCCATGGGTAGGTGGTAAATATGAAATTGAATTAGAAGCAATTGATGCACTTTCAACATTGAAATATTTTAAGTACAAACCTATAAACAATCAAAAAGGTATAGTTTCATTTGCTGATATTTTAAACTATATATTGGACAAATGTGATGCTTATACAAAATTCTATTTTTCAGACAATACTAAATTAAGTTCAAACTCAACTGATTCAATTCTCAATCATCTATGTATGAGTGAAGAAAACTTCTTTAAACAAAAAGATGACGATAATAAAACAGATGATGATGTAGCATGGACTATGAAAGATGTATTAGAGGAAATATGTAGATTTTTAGGTGTTACTGCAATAGCATATAAAGATTCAGTATATTTCATTGATTATGATGCCATAAAGAATGGAAACAATGATTATTGGGAATATACCATTGGAAGTAGTAATCTTCCTTCTAAGGTCACAAAAACTGCTAATTATGCTATCGAAGGAACATTAGGTCAAAATAATATTGCAGAATCAGGACAAAATATAGTATTAGATGATGTATATAATAAAGTGACTATAAAAGATAATCTATATAAATATACTTCTGTTATTCCTGACTTATATAACTATGCAGAGAACATAACTAAAAGTACAGACCCAGATTTATCTTCATCAACAAATATCAATAATGGACGATACGGAGAAGTTGTTGGAAGTGAAATAGGCAATGAGAAGAATAAAACAAATAACAACATGATAGCAATGATTGATAGAGTATATGACCCACAAGAAGATAAATATACTAAATATAATGCTGTATTTGTTAAGTATTTCAAAAACCCATATTATAAGTTCTATTATTATCCTAATGGCAATACCAACACAGTCAGACAAGAAGTAACATCTATAAATTATACTGATACAAAGAACTTGCATGGTGCATTCATTGCTAAATTTGATGTTGAGAAAATGGATGAGAAATTAGATAGAAATAGTTTTGGTGAAGCAATTGAATATATAACAGGATATACAACAGATTTAAACAGTCGTTTAGATGCATGGTTAGCAAAGAATGAAGTAGGTGACATATCATTATCAAACTATATTGTTATGTTAAATCCAAGTACTAATCATATAACAAATGAGAACATATTAAAATATCCTTATTTTGAAACAACATTACCTGATACAACTGCATTATTTGGTGGTGAAAACGCTTATCTTGTAATATCAGGTAGTTATGCTTTTCATGTTTTTGACGATGACCCATATCCTATTCCTTCCGGTCAAGTTGATATTTCAGAAGGTAGATATGCAATAGATGACGGACATGGATATTTGTTATGTAAACTTCAATGGGGAAATCATTATTGGAATGGAACAGAATGGACAACAGCTGAATCTACATTTCACTTGAATTATATAGTTGATAAAATAGATAAGAGTAAAAGAAGAGCAGATAATATTATGTTCAAAGATAATTCATTTGTAAACACTATAAGTTGGAGAATAGGAACAAGTGAAAAGGGATATGCTATTAAGTGTCCAAGTAATAATATAATGGTTGGTTTGCCTAAATTGACTGTATATAAACCTTTCGACCCTAATTGGCATAGTACAAAATCAGGAGACAATGAAGGTCAACATTATAAAATGTATTGTGTATTCCTTAAAAATTTCAATATAAAAGCAATCATTGGTGATCCAAGTTATACTGACAAAAATAGTACAGATACTGAATACACAAATATTATAAATTTAGACCATGTAAATGAACTTAAAAAAATAGAATTTAAAATCAATACATGGGATGATAAAGCACCTAATTATTCATGTGTTGGAGTTAATAATAATGGAACATATTCATTCTTAGACAAAACATATAATGTTGCTTTAAATGATGGTGAACGTTCATGGTATGATTGGACAAACACATCTAATGGTATGATGAGACAAGAAGAACATATGATATATAGAATATGTAATCAATATACTAATCCTGCAATTACAATGAACATATCACTTAAATACAATAATCTTTTCAAACCTTATTCAATAGTGACAGACAAATATTTATCAGGAAAGAGTTTTATTGTGAATGAAATGGATTTTGATTATTATGCAGGTAAGGTAGAAACAAAAATAATTGAGAAGAAATAATAATGAGAATTATAAAGACTAATGTTGTAAAAACTAATACTGATGCAAGCACTATATATATCAATGGTGGTGTTAATGGAAGTTCTTCAAATAACTCTGCAGCACAAACATCTGATTATTCACAACATAGTGAATCTGCAAGTAAATTAGAAAATGCTCACTTGTTATGGGGACAACCATTTGATGGAACTCAAGATGTATCTGGTGATATTACAGGAGCAGGAAACATAACAGCAACAGGGTCTATACAGGCAGAATCATTTAATGGTGAAACTGCAAACATAGATGTAGTTAATTCTACTGATGTAAACTCAACTAATATAACATCAACAAATGGTTCTATTAATACACTATCAGGTTTTGAATCAACATTCACTAATTACTTTGGTGATAATGCAGAATTTGACTATGGTGAAATATTAGAATTGATTTCTCAGAACATCACAACTGAAAACCTTACTGTTACTAAATCTGCACACTTCTTTGAATTGATTATTGACAAAATTAAAGCAGCAGGTGGAGCAGTTCTATTAACACCTGCAGACGGTTTTAAGGTCAATAAAGTAGTAAATGTAGGTAACAATAAGAAACTATTATTCAAAGCATCAGATGGGGAAAAAGCAATATCAAATATGTGGCAAATAAATGACCAAGCAATTTGCCAGACATTCAATAACGCATCAGTCGGAACAAACTATAATGTATCAAACAAATATTATTGGTCATTGGTAATAGATGTAGGAACTGAAACAATAAATGAAGAAGATTATCACTATATCACTTTATCATCTAATATTGTTGATGGTACTTTAAACCCAGAAGAAGGTGATGAGATAGCAATGTTAGGTTATAGGGGTACGGATGACACTCAAAGACAATCTGCAATATATATAGCAGCATATAATTCAATTGATACAGGATTACAAGCACCTTTAATAGCACAATATAAGGGTATAAATGACTTTAATCTACCTAATCATAGATATACCTATTTTGCAGCAAATGATAATGCAATAAGAGGTAATTTATTGGTATCATCTGGAGATAACATAGAGAACATTCTGGACACTTTAAGGGTTGTTAGTACTATACATTATTGGTTGGCAACTTCAATGCGTACAGGAGTCACATATGAAACATCTGGATGGTCAACAACTGTACCTGAAACAGATGGAATAAACAAATACTTATGGCATTATATTCAAACAACATATAGTGATGGAACTGTAGAGAAGACACAACCTTCTGTTGTAGGTAATTATTCGTCTGATGGGGAAGATGCTGTTGCTGTTTATGTATATTCAGTTAATGGCAACTTAACGTTATTTGGTGATAGAGAAGTAGATTTATATGCAGAGGTTTGGATGGGTTCAGAAAACATAACATCATTATTGCCTGGGAATCTATTTTCATGGGAGAGAGTATCAGATGACACACAAACAGATGAAACATGGAATAGTGTTCATACAGGATATGGAAAGACATTGCATGTAGCAGATGCAGATGTTTATAAGAAAGCAGTATTTAACTGTGTAATCAATGTGGATTCAATAAAACAATACATTCAATAATAATTTATTATGCCAATTATGAACATTGGCAAATGTTTATTATTATATATAGAAAAACATAATTTTTTAAAAATATGGCAAATGTAGCAAGAGGACAAATTACAATAACTGACTTGAATGATGGTAAATCACTTATGTTCTATTTATCATCAAATCAAGGAACTTCACAAATATACAATGTTGATACTCAAACATATACTCCAAATTATCCATCATCACCTTATTTGGTAATTACACCTGAATTATATGTTAGTGGAACATCAACTAATGTTATAGCAAATTTAAAAGCAAGACCTACGGTTACTATAAATGGAACTTCAATTACAACATCAAATAATACAACTTATAGTGCAATAGTAGCAAGTGCTTCACCATGGAAACTTACTATTAAGAAAAATCTGGCAGCAAATATGCGAATTGAATATACAGGAATATATGTTGACCCTGATACATTAGCAGAAACAACTGTAAGAGCAGGTATTACAATAACAAGATTAGAAACAGCAGGTTCAACAGTTATTCCATTTGTTACTTCATCTGGTGAGAAGTTTGTCAATGGTGAAGTATCATCAATAGTATTACATTGTGATGTTCATAGAGGTTCAACAATAGATACAACAAATATAACATATCAATGGCAACGTAAAGGTGATGGTGTTGGTGGACAAACATGGGTTAATTGTACTAATACAACAAATGTAGTAGCAGGAGCAACAACACAGGAAATGACTATATATCCTGATGCTGTATTGAATTTTGATGATTTTAGATGTGTAATTACTGATACTGATGCAAATAGTGCAACTAATGGTCAAAGTTTCAATTCAAACACAGTTTCAGTAATAGACTTATCTGACCCATACACACTTGATGTTACTTCAACAACAGGTAATGTACTTACAGCAGGAGCAACATCTACAACATTAAAAGTTGATGTAAGACGTGGTGGAGAGTTATTAACTGAAACAGAACATGGTAATTTCACTTTCTCATGGACTAAATATGATAAAGATGGAAACATAGATACAACATGGGGAACAAATGGTGTTTCAACAGGTAGAACTGTATCTGTAACAAGAGACCAAATAACAATCAGGTCAACATTTATATGCACAGCATCTATATAAAATTGTAAAAAACGAAATCATTTTTTGAAGGTGGGTGAAACATATCACCTGCCTTTTTTCAAATAAATATCAATTATAAAATATGACTAATATAGCAAGAGGACAGATAACTATTATAAACAATACAAATGAACATACTTTCATAAAGTATTCAGATGATATGCAAACTATGTATGACCAACCTGATGATTTTAATTGGGGTTCTTTTAGACCCGTTGAATACTTAATGAATAATGGAACATATACAGCCTATGTTCCTTACGGAGATGCAGGTAATATTGGAACATCAATGAGAATAGTCATTGAGTTTATGGTAATAGAAACTCATGCAACAAATACAACTACTTGTTATATATTTGGAAACTGGACCGGTACAACAAAATACTATTTCTTACGATATAACAGAGTACAGAGTAGATTAGAAGTTTGTATATCTGCGACATCAAGTGCTGCATCACAACTTATATATATACCATATCAAATTAGAACTAAAATTAAAGTAGATATAAGTACAGATAGGGTTATAGTTAATGATACTGATATATATTACTTCCCAGAAACACGTGATACTACTGCATTCTCTTCTTCTTATTCAATGCGTTATTTCCTTTCATCCAACAAGACATCATTATCTTCTACTAATTATAGAATGATGGGTAGAATATATAGTATCAAAGTTTATCAAAATGATGAATTGAAAGTGGATAATGTACCTGTTATTAATCTATCAAATAAGTTCTGCACTATGTATAATAAAGTGTTGAATAAAACTGATTGGATTGCTAATACTTCTACAAATGCAAACTATTATTATGGCGGTTATGAGATTGGTGAAAACAGAATATTGAATAGTAATTTCTCAAATGGACTTACTACATGGGACACTTCACACATGGGAGATAATATGACAGCAACAGTTGTTCAAGATGAAATAAAAGGTTCATGTGTTAAGTTGGTAAGTACAGACACAACAGTTATTGATGAGAATACTAATATGTTGATGGATTCTATGTTTGATTATGGTAATAGATATTTGATAACAAAAGATGTCCTTACTGAACCAAATGAAATGTTAAGTTTTGATGCAAAATGCAATGAAGTAGGAACTTTTCTTTATATATATTTGAGAAATACTACTACATATACAAAGGTTGCAGAAGTTGAATTTGAATCAACACAATGGGAACGTTATGTAATACCTATTCAAGCAATGAGTGACAGAACTAATAGAATTGCATTTGGATTAGAAGCACAAGATGCAGAATATTACATTACAAACATTAAAGTTGAATATGGTACTATTGCAACACCATGGACACCATCACCAGACGATGCAAGTTCTATATCTACAAGAAATGGTATTTACATGGGTACTTTAGTTTGGGACAATGATTATCCTTCACCTGTTTTTGATGATTATACATGGGTAAAAGTTAAAGGCGATGATGGTGAAGATGGTATTAATGGAAATGATGGTACTAATGGAAATGACGGTAGAGGAATAACATCAATTACAGAATATTATCTTGCTACTTCTGCATCATCTGGTGTTACAACATCAACAAGTGGATGGACAACAACAATTCAAACAATAACTAATACCAATAAATATTTGTGGAATTATGAACTTGTTACTTATACAGATAACACAACTGCAGTAACATCACCTATCATAATTGGTGTATATGGAGATAAAGGACAAGATGGAACTAACGGAACAAATGGTAAAGGTATAACATCTATAACAAACTATTATCTTGCTACAACTGCATCAAGTGGTGTAACAAGAAGTACAAGCGGATGGACTACAACAGTTCAAACGGTAACTAATACAAAGAAATATTTATGGAATTATGAAGACATACTATATACAGACAATTCTCATACATATACAGACCCACATATTATAGGTGTATATGGTGATAAAGGTAATGATGGTAGTTCTGTTGTTGGTACAGATGCTGAATTTTATAGATTATTGCCAAAATTAGAAGAGGCAATAGTTGATATAAATGGCACAAAATATCCACTTGATATTAGATTACAATATGAGATTGAACATGTAAAAGGTACATTAGTTGAATCATTAACATCTAATACAGGATGGACAGTTAGATTTAGAACACAAACAGATGCATCAACTTATTACAATCTTACTTGGAACAGTACTAATCATGTTTATAATTATGTCAATTTTACATTCTATGCAGATTATCATACTTTAAGTCCAAAACCTACATGTATAATGGTTGAGTTATTAAATACTACATCAAATAAAGTTGTTGATTCACGAGTTATTCCTATTGTATATTTTGCTGGTCTTTCATGTCAAACAAATGCAGATTTAGGAATTATATCAAATACTGTTCAAGGACATACTACATCAATAACCCAATTAGAAAATATGAATGTAGGTGGAAGAAACTATGCATTAAATACATCAGGCGAATGGAGTGAATGGATTACTTTAAGAAATATAAATAATCAAACAATTTATGTATGTAGTCAAATGAACTTCCCAGATGACAAACAATTGGGTGATAATTATACTTATCAAATAACAATAGAATGGAGTTCTGTGGAAGCATCTAATGACGGTACATTTAGAATAGCAGCACAAACATCTGTTAATGATTCATGGTCAAGTGGTATCAATAACCCTGGGTGGTCAACACAATTATTGAACATTACAGAAGAACCAGAAGATGGAATAGTGAAATATGTATATACAAAAGCACTTGATGATATAAGAGTAAATTTCATAAAACCTGCTATAAGAATTGATTATGCATTAGGTCAAATGAGATATAAATGTGTTAAGATAGAAAGAGGCAGCAAACCTACAGATTGGTCACCTGCACCAGAAGATATTAATGCATCTATTACAACTGTGACTAATAATGTTTCTAATATCACACAAACAATGAATAATATATCTTCTACAGTTCAATCACATACTACGTCGATAAATAATATGAATGATTCAATAAGTGACTTAGAAGACGATGTATCATCATTAACACAAACAGCAAATGACATATCCGCTGAACTTAGTCATTATGAAAAGAAAACATATTTTGATGATTTGATTTCAGCAGGTACATTCTTTACATTATCAGATGGTCAAAGTGGACAATCAGTAACATATGATTCTTCAACAAATACATATAAATTGAATCAAACATCTGCATCACAAGATATAGACTACAAGAACAATCCACAAAATTGTATATTAGATGCAGGTAATTACATATTACATTTCATACCATCAACAAGTACAACATCAAGACCAAATTATACACAATTAAAATATTATGTAAAAATTGGATTATATAAGAATCAAAACAACATAACTGAATATGATGTTATAACATTAGATAATTGTTTGTCTAAAAACAACACTTCTGTTTTATATGAGTTTAATGTTCCACAAGATGACACATATTTCTACTTTTACATAGAAGATAGTTTTACGTCTGGTAGTAATCCAAGATGGTTAAGTATTAAGGATTTGCGTATAACAAAAGAATTAGGTGCAAACTCATTATTAAAACTAACATCAGATTCAATAACATCTACAGTTGAAGGTGTTGAGAAAAAAATAGATGCAAGTTATTTAGATGAGAAAAACTTATTTAAGCAAACATCATTCAATGGTGGAGAATTAAACACTGGCAATAAATGGGAGTTTATAAATGCAGGTATTGAATGTGAGAACTATTATTGGGATAACAAAAAAATGGTATTCTATGAAGGGCAAACTTCATGGCATAACTTAGAAGAAGGAACATCATTTGTTTATTCACCTGCATTATCATATTTCTCAACAAGTAAAAAATTGACATTAAATCTTGAGTTTTATGGTGATGAAGATAAAGTAACTATAGAATTAGTCAGATATAATACTTTGACAGATGCAAAGAAGATGACAAATCAAATCAATACTTATTATATTACTAATTCAGGTTCTACTACCACAACACGAACATTCTTATCAGACATATATGCAACAAGTGTCATTCAATTTGTAATACCTGCTAATGGATATTATAGAATAAGATTTGGTAGCACAATATTAGAATATGATGAAGATGGTTCTTATGGTACTGAATTGAATTATGTAAGATTATATAATGATTGGATAACTGTAAATGACATATTGGAATGGAACACAGGTTGGTCAAAATCATTCTCACAAATATCTCAAACAGCAAATGAAATATCTTTGAGAGTAAATGATATTAGTTTACGTTTGGATGGTATAAATAGTGAGATTGAATTGAATGGTAATACAAAGATTAATGGTTCTCTTACTTTACATGATGAAGAACAAGGATTTATATTAAGCAATCCAGATGGAACAACTCAAATATCTCCACAATCTGTTGGTGATTATGAAGATTTTGAAGACAGAACAGTTAATATCAAAAAAATCTATCAATCTCAATCAAATCCATTATATGAAGAATGGGGTACTACTTATTATCAAGGTAATTTGTATTATAACTATAGTCTTGGAACAATACCAACTGGGACATTAATAACATTGATAAATCAATCAACTAATTTTTATGTTCAAGGTAATAATTCAGGATTTTGGATTGTAACACCTGTTAATATTAGTGTTAGATATAATATATATGAAGGTGCAACAGTAAAACATTACGTAACATATAATTCTTCATCAGTATCTAATATTACAACATATACTACAACAACAAGTGATGAAGTCCGTATTCAAGTAGCAATTACAATTAGATTTGATAAAGCAACAGTAGATAATTATTTGCAAAATGATAAATATATGATAGAACCAAATGTAACAGGTCGTTTAACATATTATATAGAATTACCTACTGCATCATTTATGTTAGTTGGATATGATGGATTAGCAGTTAACTTTGGTAATCAAAAGACTGCATTCATTAGTGGTGACAATACAATATTCAAATATGGTAATTATGGTTTGAAATTAAGTACAGGAGGGTTGAAGAAATGGAATGGTTCAAGTTGGGTAGGATTAAATAGTTTAAGTACTAAAAGTATTACAGGAAACTACACATTAACAGAAGCAGATGATTTTATTTTATTTACCGGTACTTCTTCGGATGCAACACTTACATTACCTACAAGCAATATTAGTGTAGGAAAAATGATATATGTAAAAGACATTGGTTCTAAACAATTAACTATATCATGTTCAAATAAGATAATTCAAGAAGAATCAACTTCTGTAAGCAGTAGTGTTACTATGTCAAATAGAATGCATTTCTTCATTTGGAATGGCACTTATTGGTTCATGGGATATTGTGGATAAACACTTGTTAAAATGTTTATTATTGACAAATGATAAACACTTGTCAAAATGTTTATTATTATATATAGAATATAGATTAGTTATAAAATGAAACCAGAAACAAAAGAGAACATTCAATATGGAACTGCATTAACAGGATTATCGACAGGAATTATAATGTGTTTCCTATCATTCTTCTTAAATAATTATGACATATCTGGTTCGGTTCTTGGTTATTTAGGAGAATGGATAATATTTGCAGCAGGAATATTTGGAGTATCAATATATATAAATTCAATGTTCTTAAAAGCAGAATCACGAATGAATAAAAAGATTGATGATGAATTTAAAGAGATAGAAAAGAAATATCATAAAGAGAAATAGGATTCCATATTTAATATTAAGTTATATATTTATTAATGCAATCATAGACATTGCATAATGTTTATTATTTTAGGGATGAGTAATCATCCCTTTTTTTATGATACTATGTAAAAGAGTGTAAAATTTGTAACTCTCTGTGTCTTAGGGTGTTAATAAAATTTAATGAAATGCATTTTTCTTAAGAAATCTTAATAAGTGTTAAGAAATGTTGTTAATTTTGTAATGTCAATCAAACAAAACTGATTCAATAACCATTTAACAAACAACAATTATGGAAAAGAAAACAAAAGAAATGATGGAGCAATTCATCGCAGAGAACATCAACCGAGTACCACGTAACCAATCCAAGAAGTTCGAGGCAATGACTATCGAGCAGAAAGTCGAGAGAATACAGATGTATATCGACCGTGAGAAGATGTGGGAAGAGGCAGCACAGAAGAGAGCAGAACTTGCCGAGCAGAGGAAGTTGTCGAACAAGGTCAAAGAACTCATGACCAGAAGACATGCTACTATCCAAGATGCACAGGAAATCATCGCGATTTGCCAAGAGTTCATCAACAACTACAAGGATGCAGAAATGGCACGTATTGATGAGGAGATTGCAAAACTCATGGCGATGAAACAATCTATCGAGAACAACTAACAACATCACTAACCAAGAGAGCAGGGATTAATTCTCTGCTCTTTTTTATTTCTTAATCATTATGACACTATCAAACGGATATGAGACACAGACCACTTTTTGGTCAGACTTCACAATCGCAGATGCTTTTGGTGACAATGCAATCAAGGACACATTCAAACGTGCTTTCAAAGAGTGGAAAACGGACAAGGTGTATGTAACCGAACTCGCAATAATAATGAATCTCAAATGCTGGTTCTGGTATGACAAAGGTAACCAAGAACGTAGCAAACTATATGCTGACTATTACTATAAGGTTCGTGACTGGTGTATCAATCATCTCAAAGGTGATGACTTGAAATACTATTTGGATATAACTGACTAATTGCTTGCAAGCGGTGGACACAGAATTTCGTTAGTACGTTCCTTTGAGTTGTCATCCACATTAAATAATTGAGAACTGAAAGAGAAAACAAAGGGGTATTTGATACCCCTTTTTTATGTCTCATTTTAAGATTTATTAACTACGAATTTTCGAATTTTTTTCCAAAAAATCGATATTAAATATAGAGAGTTTTAATTATAACTTCATTCAATGAACGAAGTGAAATTGAATTATAAGTATTACAATTTTTAAAAATGATTATTATGGAAAAGAAATTTGAAATTGAAAAGACCGAGCGTTATAAGGAACTTGCTAATGAAGTTAGCATTGCTCAAAAGTACTTTAACGAAGTAAGACAGGAATCAGAATTTAAAGAATTACTTTATTGGAACACAGAAGAAGGTCGATACACACTGACACATTTCTACACTATGGAACAAAAAATTGAATTCATCAAAAAATTCAGTCACAATGCAACAGCAATGGCATATCTGAACATGACGATTGCACAAGAACGTCTGGATGAATATGTGGACGCAACATGCAATATGTTTGCTGAAATGATGAAACCGAATGAATAAAGAATAGTGTAGAATTGCACAGAATACCCTTAGAATGCGCCGTATTGACTTCAAATCAAAAATCTATATAATTATATATCTGCAACATTTGGAGTCAATACGTGCATTCTAATGGTATATTTATTTATCTGATTTTGTCCTATTACATTTCATACATAGCATTTGACAATTGTCTTCTTCTGTCTTACCACCCTTTGACCATGGAATAATATGGTCTGCTTCCATTTCATTTATATCAAAGTGTTCGTGACATATAGGACAAATACCATCTTGCTTATCATATACTCTTTCTCTAACATCATCACCAAAAGTACGAAGTCCTAAATATCTTTCATCTCTTAATAATATATAATAAGGAATACCCTTTTTATTTTCTACTTCACTGTCTTTCAATAATACAGCAAACTCTTTCTCTATTTCTGTCTTATTAAGGGATTTATCATTATGGAATCTTTCATATAGCATTCCCCAATCTGCACCTTTGAGATATTTAGTCCTTTTAGCAACATCAAACTTGCTCATTACCCACATAATTATTTGATGATAATAGTTATATAGTTCAAGAGCATCTGTGTCCTTCTGGTGCTTATTCATATATATACGAATATCTTTATATCCTTCTTTCTGACATATCCATTTCAATGCAGTTTCTAAATAATCTTGTCTAATAGGTGAACCACTTACTAAATACTTTCCACCTATCTTATATGCAGCACAATTGTTTTTGCTGAAATACCTTTTTGCATCCGTTACAAAAGAACCATAATAAACAGCATTCCTTAATTCTTGTTTTGTAAGTTCTTTGCCTGCTATATTGATTGTCTCAAACCATTTCAATTTTTCTGTATCTGTACCTGAACATACATACACAGTCAATTTATAATCAAGAACTTTCTTGCGTTCTTCTGGGTCAGTTATATTCTCAAAGAACTTAAAGAAATAAGGAAAAACACCTGTAATATATTGGCATATAGAAATAGTACGTTGCTGACCATCTATTATCTCATATGTACCATCACCCCTATCTGCCCAATACATCACATTGAGCGGATAACCGGAATATACTGTCGTAATTACTGCATCACGCTCTTTCTCACCATATATGAACTCACGTTGATATGGGGGTCTAATATCTAACTTGCCACCATAACCACGCACACCTTCTTCTTCATTATCGACATAACCTTCTGCTAATTCACGACAAGTTATCTCTAATGGTGTTATTGTCATTGCCATAACTAAACCTTTCTTTTAATGATTATACGTGCATAAGGAAGAGACACTTTACCATTTTTGATTAGATTTAAAGAGTTCATATTTGCTGTCACATGTGCTTTATTACCTTGTTTCCTTAATTTAGAAATAACTTCTTCGCCCATTCTTCCAACTCCATTATTCCTACACCATGTAGTATCACATGTGTTACCTATTATCTCAAATTGAGTTGGATTATATTGATTGAAAAAAGTTATAGGAACACCCATATATCCAAAATAATCATTTGGTATGTCATTTGTCCTCTCTACATCAATAGCATCATAATTTCCATATTTAGGATATTTCTCAGGTGTATATTTTTCTGTCATTATTAGTTTCTCTTCTCTTTTAGTGACAGGAAGATTAGTAAACCATACAACACCTGAAACTCTTATCATACCTTCTTTATGTTCACCACCTACAGCAGTATCTTCATACCTTGATATGAAATGTGTAGCACCCCCTTTAAATCCATATCCTAACCACATTTTGTTATCCTGAAATAAAGGGAATATTTCTTTGTATTTCATTGCATTTTGATGTCCAATAATAATGAACTTCTTATCATATTGAATAAGTTGTGCAATGTATTCTCTAAATAGACTAAACGGAGGATTAGTTACAACTATATCTGCTTCTTTCAAAAGTTCAATACATTCTTTACTTCTGAAATCACCATCACCTCTAAAATAATGTATTCCTATTTCTTCTGGGTCAGGTATCTTGTTACCGTTCTTATCACCTTCATAAACAAGATATATTGCTCGTTCTGACTTATGTTCACTGAACAAGTCTGGTTGTTGATTCTTATAGCAAGTAGTGATTAGTTTCTTCAATCCGAGTGTTTCAAACTTCAATGCAAAATATTGGAAGAAGTTGCTTACTCTCGGGTCATCACAATTGCATAGAACTGTCTTATCTTTGAAATATGGGACATAATGGCGCATTTCATTAGCAATGTCCTGAAGTTGAGTATAGAACTCATCTTTCTTATTGACTTTTGCATTACCCAAACCAACATTATTATTTGCCATAAGTTATTTCGAAATGAAAGATTATGTGTATTAGATTGCAAAGGTATAAAAAATAATGTATCTTTGCAAAGTCTAACCAATAAACAATATATTATGGCAACAATTAACGACTACAAAAAGGACATTACTCAGTTAAAAAGAGTACTTACTCAATTGATTAATGTCGGTTTAAAGAAAGACAGAGATATTGAAGAAATTAAGAATTTCTGCTATGATGAAATCAATGGCGCAGTGTCATTATATCCAGAAGATATCAGGCAAGAAGCAATTGATATATTGAGAAACCATGTAGAACTAAAAATTGCGAACAAATGATTTACAAATTTGGGAAAGCAGTTGAATATACGCACATGGCAATAATCGAAGCGGATTCATTAGAAGAAGCATTAGAAAAATTAAAAGAAGATTGGCATGCGTGGGAAGAAGATGACGGTGGTGAAGGGTTTGTAACTTGGAAAAGAATACAAATATATGAAGATGAAGAAAAGTTGGAAGATGAAGAACCAATAGAAGAAATAAGTGAAGACGACATGTCTGAAAGGCATATATGGTTTGACTGACTATAGTCCAGAATCATTCCAGATACCCTTGGAATGACCTCAGATGCACTCTGGCATAAAATCTATATAATTATATATCAAGCATATTTTGCATCAATACAGGACATCTGGAATGATTCTGGGTTAATTCTGGGATGTGTTAAAGGAATTAACAGACTGGAAAATAAAGTTAAAAATATTATCATGATAGGCCCA